TACAAGTTATCTTCAATAGCTTCTTCAGTTAAGCTGAAGCCTTGAGCAATCGTTACGTGGGTATAGCGAGCTGTCCAAGCCTCTTGACCGTTGTCATAAGCAATAGCAGCGCCTTCGTTCTTGACCGGGGCGGCACTAAAGCCTGATAACTTGGTCTCTTCTTCAAAAGAACGCTCAGAGGTCTCAGTTTCGTAGATCTCTTTATGTTCTTCACCATAGCGAGCATACTCCAAACCGAACAAAGCGTTCAAGCCTGGGAGGAGCTCTTTGAGTAGTTGGGCACGAGAAATAGCCATTTTTTAAGCTCCTTATGCTACGTAATCAAGACCAGTAGTGCTATTGTACTGGTGGTTATTAAACTTCACTAAAACTTCAGTAAAGGCCGTTGCGTTGACTGCTGTCTCAGGAACCACAGCGATAACACGAACTGGTAAAACAGCCGAATTACCTGCTGCATTAGAAGATGCTAATACGGAAACTTTAGAGTCACCGGTGGTGTTAGAACCAGTACCTTGAACTAAAGCCATATTTACACCAACTACGCTGCCATTAACAGAAGACATTGCGCTATTGGATAGCGTAACAGCTACTTTGAACAAAGCTAAAGGATCGTCAACTACATAAGCTACAGCTGAAGTAGCAGCTGCGTTGCCTGGGTAGTATTGAGCCTGAACGGTTTGACCTTGGCTGTTAACGTATTGAACGCCCACAAACACACCAGCAGTGGTGGTTGCAGTGTTAGCAGATACGTTGCTAGTTACTAATGATTTTGCTACTGTGCCGCCTGCGACAATATTAACAACGTCACCGTTATAGATTGGGGTGTTATATGTAGACGCAATGGGGATTTGACGCACTGCACCAGCATATGGTAGACCATCTACACGATTAATTGCTTGTAAGCCGTAGGGAGCTGAAACGGTTGGATAAGCCATTTAAATACTCCTAAATTAATAATTAAGAACCTTTTCCAAAACGACTTGTCTCGGTCTTTCCCTCATTAAAGAGAGGCATCCGAGGGTCATTTTGGCGCATAAGAGTGTTCTCTACAGCCTTCATTTGAGCACTTGCTTGGTCAGAGTAATATTGATTACGCTGGGCAACAAGCTCAACTGGGGTCTTGCAAAGTAACAATCCGCCGATCTCGATGTTGTCTTTATAACGACTACTCGGATCAACTAGCAGTTGGAACTTGGGTTGTTCTTCAATACGCACAGGCTCCCATCCTTCTCTTAGCTTTGCTGAGAGGTTGCGGGGATCAGCCTGATTTAGTGCTGAAACACGAATCCAACGATACGCATATCCTTCCTGTTTGTCAGGTTCGGGCAAAAGCTCCGGTGGCGCCCACTGCTTAGGACGTTCGGCGAGTTCACGGGTATCGGTACTTCTATCTAATCTATTTGCAGCCATGTCAGGCCTCCAATTTCATAAGTTCACGGACGTATTGCTCTGGGGTAAGACCAAGTTTCTTAGCTATCGCAACCTGCGACTGCTTTAGCCTGATCTTTTTCGGTGCTGTCGACCGAGTTGCCGGGGCTACAACCGTTGCTGGCTTAGCTTTTGGCGTGTCTGCCTTGGGCGCTGCCTCTTCTACTTCTACTTCTGGCGGCTCAATGTCTTCATCGAAGTTTTCAGGGAACCGCTTGCGCATCGTACTGTCTAACTTTGCATAATAATCGTCAGAACCAATCTGCACTCCTTGGCGTTTTAGCTTCTCGTGTAGTCCCAGAGCCGCTGCCGTCATCTCTTCGTCCTGTCCGAACCAAGTATTACGACTTTGCCACGCTTCGAGTTTTTCGTCTCTAGCAGGTGCATTTTGATACTGTTGTTGACTTTGTACCTCAAATTTCTCTTCTTGTAAAGAGGGAAGTTTGAAGTTCTTTGCGTTTTCGAGTTGAAATTGCGCTTTTGTTAGTGCTTCCTGCGCTTCTATGATTTTCTCTGCATCGCCTGCGTCATATGCTTCACGGTAGGCTTTCTTAGCCATCTCGTACTGCACTTCTGACGTTGTGGTTACTGCCGCCTTGTATTCTGCTTCACCTTTAGTAAGCATTTCTTTAATACGACGGTTCTCCTCCATCAAGCGTTGAGCAGCTTCAAGCGCAGCCTGTTGCTCACGTACAGCCCGTTCTTTCTCACGGCGCTCGTCGTTCCAGACACGCTTCATCTTAATGAGCTTGTCCTTGGCTTCCTTGCTGTACTTGTCTAAGTCATCAACTTCAACCTCTAGTTTCTTGACTTGCTCTGGGTCAGCAGGGCGTCTGCCTTGATCTTCAGCAGGGGTGTCGTCTTCAACTTCAATCTCAAGCTCAGGACCAGCAGCTTCTTGCTTTAGCTCTTCCTCAACTTGCTCTAAGGGTTTACCCTGATCTTCTTCATCAGGGAACTTATATTCTTGCTTTTCCATTTCTGGCATAGTCCGCCTCCTTAAATGAATTTACGCTTAATTCCACGAGGGTCTTGTACTACTGCCTCGACAGAATCGTCATTGATAATCCTGAATTCACGGTCGTGAATTACAAGTCTGGTGCCTGCGTTGGGTCTAACTAAGATAAAGTCGCCTTCCTTACACCATGCTCCGGTGGGGAATCGTCCAGGATCTTTATAGCAATCAGGGCCCAGTTTTACTACAAATAGCACTGTAGTTAATAGCTCGTCATGCCGTAAAGTCTCGTCTGCCTTAACAATACCGCTATCAAACTCTTTCTCCGCTTCAGGGATTGCGCACAGGATGCGATACCCTTTGGGTTCCGGTAGCTGACGTGCTCGCTCTTCAGCTGTTTTCTGCATCACAGCAGCTAAGTCCACCGCCTGTGACAAATCTAGGGTTTCACTCATCGTCCGAGTTCTCCATCTTACGTTTTAGGTCTAATATTTCCTGCCTTGCGAAGAGCAGACCTTTTATCTCCCCACAAACTCTTTGGTATTCGGAATAGTCTTTAGCTTGTCCGCTGCCTATCCAATCTCGTTTACCTGTTATCTCTCTGTCTAGCATGTCCACTAGAACATCAGAAGCATCCATTAATTTCCTTTCTTAGTGGGTTTCATTACATCTAGTACTTCCTTTATTACCAACTTCTCACGCTCGTCCCGCATCTGTGCGGCGGTTCTGAGCATCTCGTTCTTAGTTTTGTCAGCGGCATCTCTAGCTTGTGCTTCAACCCGCTTGTTCTCAACTGCAATCTGCTCGGCCTTGAGCATGGCGTCAACCTGATCTTTCTGTGCCTTACGTTGCTGGTCAGCTTCCTTGATAGCCAGTTCACGCTGTTGCATCTGTACGATCGGATCTTGGGCAGCTTCTTGGGCTTGCTGTTGAGCAACTTGAGCCTGGTTCTGCTGTAGAACTTGTTGAGCAGCTTGAGCAAGTAGCGGTGCCAACTTAGCTTCAAGTGCTGGGTCCATCTCGTTCTCTTCACCATCTGCGCCATACTGTGGTGGCAGAGTAATACCAAGACGCTTCTCAATCTCGATACGATACTGGAAGCCTAAGTGCTCAGCGATATGCGCTTGCATCGCAGCTTGCATAGCTGGAGCTTGGGGGTTGTTTTGAAGCAACTGCATAATCATCGGGTCCTGCATAGCAGACATATGCACCTGGATATGCGCTCTGTGATCCTGATACTGGAATGCCTTCATAGGTTTGAGCATCAGTGCATCCTGGTTCTCAGTGACTGGATCTTTAGGTCTCATGTCTTCTGGCATCGGTACCAGCTTCTGAGCATCCTTAATACTGAGCACGTCAAGCATCTGACGATACAAGAGCGGCATATTAAATAGGTTCGGTGATTGTGTTGCCAGCTGCATTACTGCCTGGTATTGAACAATCTTTTGCGCCATTGTTGAAGCGTTAGGATCGCTAACAGGGATGACGTCCACATCATGGTAGTCAGACTTCTTAGCAAATCGGGACCCTTCATCTGGCTCATAGCTGTACTCCTCAGGCGTATATTCAGCAATAATCTTCTTGAGTAACTTCAACTCCTGCTTCAAGCTGTAGTGAACACGAGCTTGTACGGCAGACATCACCTTGAGTGTACGCTCCAAGATAGCCAGCGTTGTCCCAACCGGCGCCTGGCTCGACATATCACTGATCTGCAAATCAGCAGTGTTAGCAAAGCGGCGACCTTCTTCAACAATACCGTTGAGCAACGTCATCAATACCTGGCTTGGCTCCTTGTATGGGAGCGGCATGATGTTGTCACGCATCGTGCCAGAGGGCACGTCTACATCACGGAACTCACCAGGGGCAATCGGGGTATCGTCTCCTTTAACCCTAAGTCCACGTGTTTTAAATCCGCCGGGAAGATTGGAAAGAGTACCTGCATCAACGAGCTGTCGAATGATAGAAGTGCCAGATTTTGCGTAAGCGCCAATAAGATGAATAAGGCCAAAGTAATAGAAGCCAAATCCTGGAATATAGCCATAATGAACGAAATGTTGACGCTTCTGACAAGTCTCGTCGTTCGGATCCCAATTACGTCTAATCGCAAGAACATTCTGTGTCCCTTTCTCGATAGTCACTACGTAAGGTAGTGCAATCCCCGTGGGCTTGCCGTCCTCGTCCTTGTGCTCGTACCCAGGTAAGTCTAGGTTGACGTGCATCTCTAGGAGTTTGTAGCGGTCGTCAGTTGTTGCTTTGAAGCCTAGCTTCTCAGCGATCTTCTTCTCTACTTCGTCTAGTGTGTTGTTGGGCTCGCCTAAGTCAATGTCACGATAGAACCCACTAACCTGCAGCTTGCGAATCTCGTTCTCGTTCTTACGCATCACGTGTGTGACACGCTCAGCAGCTTCTAGCGACGGTGCGCCGTAAGGTACAACCATGTCTTCTGCTGGCACGAACATAGCCACTTGGCGCTCGAGGTTCGGGTCGTAGTACACCTTCTTGAACGCATTACCGGCTAGGCCCAAGCCCCAGAGCATACGCTCGGTCTCAGGTCTGTACTCAGGCATCATTTCAGTCAACTGATAGTTCATGTCCTCACGAACACGCTCGGCAGAGTCTTTCTTCTCGGGTGTCTCTTTACCAATTACCAAGGTTTTAACTGGACCCGCAGCGGGGAAGATAGACATCATGGTCTCGGCCTGGAACTTAACCAGCGCTTCGGAGAGCATCGGATGGTAAACACCGCAGGCGCCCTCCCATGGCTCCGCCCTTTCCTCAATTTTCAATCCCAGTAGTTCTAGCCCATCTACATAAGTCTGTATCCAGTCCTTACGTGCTGAGATGTCAGCATCAAAGTCACCGATTAAGTCACCGCAAAGTTCTGCTAGTGCGCCGTCGTCTAAATACTCGGCGAGGTTAGCGTTAAAGTCTTCTTCTGATTCTGGCTCAGGCTCAATCTGTATCTCTAAGCCATCAAGACCGATAGTCACTGACTCAGGGTCCTCGATCTCGATCTCTATCGGTGATTCTGCCATCGCAGCTTCTTCTATCCCTACCGGGGCCTGGTACAGTGCCTTATCTATCGCCATATCTCGTCCTTAATAGTATCCCTTGAACCGCTTAGATTTAAATAATCTAATATCATCCGGCTCATCGTTAGGTAGTCTAATAAACCCACCTTGTCTAAAGCGCATTAGCGCCATCACCGTTGAGTCAACGAGGTCATCATGACTCATAAACGGAAATCCTGCAATCTCTTCAACCACTTCTTCAGCCCAGCGGGTCTCGGGTACCCAGACTAGTCCTGACTTAACAATATCAGCGACAGAATTAAGACGAGCAAGCTTATCACCACTCCCACGATGGGGTGTGTACTCCATAACAGGCATTCCGGTTCTACGTAACTCTTGATATAGCGCCGTACCCGCCGACTTTTTCTCCACAATAAACGCATCGGGCTGCCACTCCTGCCATTCGTTCCAAGCCAAGGCCTTCAATTCAGGAAATTCTAACCGTTTTTTAATGCTGTTGAGCAGAATTATATTGTGCGCTTCGGTCTCTTCATTGAAAAACACCCCCCACGTCGTCAGCGCAGTGAAATCGGCCCTATTGTGGGTTTCAGCTGCGGCGTCCAAGCTCATAATGATGTATTCACACTGGGGTGGATCTTCTAACTTCCACCAATTCCACCATTCTCGTTTGACAACGCTGGCTTCTTCGGCTGTTGGGTTCTGTTGGTACTGAGCGTTCCACTGGAACACAGGCATAGAGGCCTTAGTTTGACGCAAAGCGGCCAATGGCAGCCATTCTGGCCACAGAGCTGACTCAGTATCTGTATTTTCATTAAATATCGCTGGGAATTCGACAACTTCATACTGGTCCGCTTCGTCATTTTGTGTCATATCCCGAATGACTCGACCTGTTAAGTCATCCTGATGCCACCTAGTTTGTACTATAGCGACTCTACCGCCTGGCATCAAGCGTGTTCTTGCTCCGTACGTGAACCATTCATACGCTTTCTCGAATACATCGAAGTTCCCATTGATGATGTCTTGTTCGTTATGGGGGTCGTCCACCAATAGCAGATCAGCTCCACGACCAGCAAGGGCAGAACCCACACCACAAGCAAAATACTCACCACCAACATTAGTATTCCAACGCCCAGCGCTCTTATTATCTGCCGCCAAAGAGACGGTTGGAAAAATTTCTTTATATAAGGGTGTATCAATTAAGTTCCTCACTTTCCTACCGAAGTCCACAGCGAGGTCAGTCGTGTGGGAGACCATCAAAACCTTCTTATCTGGGTGTCTACCTAGGAACCATGCAGGAAAATAGATAGAAACGAGCTGCGATTTACCGTGGCGGGGTGGAATATTGACGCAAATCCGGTCTTCTTTACCCTCGGCAATACCCATTAAGAGGTCTGCCAATATGCGGTGGTGCTTACCAACCTTGTAATCTGGCTGCATCCGCTTACAAAACGCTATCAAATCTTCTCTGGCAGCTGCGGCTTCTGCTCTACGACCCATTTCTGTGAAGACCGCCTCTAATTCTTCGGCATCCATCTCGTCAAACTGGTCGAGATTATCCGCAAGGAACTGCAACTCCTCGTCGGTTAACTCTTCAAGCGGGTTTAGCGTCGCCGTTGCTGTCATTTGTTGTCTGGGGGTCGGTTGGTTGAGCTTCTTGCTCACCTTGAGCATCTTGTTTTAAGCCCATTTCCTTATTTAAATTCACCTCTTCGCCGTTAACCTCCACCACCTCAGCGTCTTCAACCCCCTGCGGGTGCATGAGTTTCTGAATTTTTGCCCGTAGCGAGTCCATGAGCTCTTGGTTGGAGCGGTGATTAATAGTGACTTCCGATTTTTCCGTGAATAGACCAACGTCTGTAATCTTTCCGAGGAGTTCCAAAGCACGGATGCGGATTTTGGGGTCGTCGTTTACGGATTCTAGGAGGAGTTTGTTAGTGACTAGAAGTCTAATTTGTGTGGCATGTTCTACCACCTTGACCGAAAACTCCTTGAGAATACTATTT